ACCTGTTTTCTGATATGCTACATTATCAACAAATTGTAAAATTTCCGCTGGTCCTACATTATATACATCAGAATTAAAATACATGCACACAGGTTTAAAATACTTTGAAAGTATATCTGAAACCACGGCATTATTAAAATCAAAATTTTCTAGTAATGGTAAAACATTAACAGTTATTCTGACCTTAATACCCCCTCGATAGGCTCCATACATAGCTGTTTTATCAAGTATAGTATCTACCTTTGTTCTAAATATCTCTGTATCTGCCGTTGGAGAACCACCAGCACCAGTTATATGTTGTCCACGTGTGGTCAGTATTTCTGATGGTTGAAATGATATATATGATGTAGGTTTAGTTATTTCTAAAAATCCATTTGAAACGATCTCTTGCCACTTACAATAAAAATCCTTCATACTAGTGACGACATCAGTAATATTATCTGGTGTTCTAATACTATCTTTAGACATCTTAAGTATACCCTGAGATACTTGTGTAGTTGTGCAATAATTTGCAAGTTCGAAATCATCTGCACCAGACATCGTAATAGTGTAATCTATATGAGTATTATCAGGGGATACCAAAGGTGACAACGCATACAATGTTAGAGAACCTAACATGTAATCATACCACTGTTTAGAATCACCTGGATAAGTTGCAGTTATATCTATAGTCTTTCTTAACACATGCAACCACGCTGTCTCCGAATTGTATGGAATTTCTACCTCAATCTCTCGAGTGTTACCACCAATATCAAACACAACACCATGTGATGATGAAAAATCAGTAAATGGTGTTGGTGATACTGCTTTATAAAATAATCCCAAATAGAATTTCATTGACTGAAATCTATTCATAAAAAATTTTATTTTAAATCTAAGGCCACCTCTCCAAAACTTGAAAGTATCAGCTATATATGACATTGTGTTGACCGTCTCGTTATTTCTAAATAATGGGATTGTTGGCATCAATGGTAAATTAAATATAGCATCAGCAGGATTAACAGTTGTTTTAATTGTACCGCTAGTTAAATAATGATCCCTCTCACACATAATATGATGTAATGACATTTCATCAATTTTAGTGTTGAAAGTGTCCATAGTACTACAACTAATAGTCTTAGGTGATAAAGACATTTTATCAATATAATGAGGATTCTCTGCATTGTTCAAAGAGTTAAACTTAACAATATATGATGATGGATTGGTAGTCAAACCAACATCGTCCATACCTGAAATATTAAATTCATCCCCCGTTATATTCAATGGTAGAGTAGCATTTACTATATCTGATAAATTATTATTTATAGTTGTAACATCTACTAAAC